CTGTTATAGTAGGCATCCATGCTCGTGGTGGAATGGGTCAGTACAAAACACTATCGAACAAGTTGGATCAAACTTTGTTGGCTGATGCACTTAAGCAATTTCGACCCATTTTCCAAGCTAATGTTCCAAATTGGAAGGCTGATGGTGTGGACAAGATTTCGCAGTTGGGACCTTTTTCGCATAAGAGTCCATTGAGATGGCTGGATGAAGGTGTGGTAAGCTGTTATGGATCTATTCCATCTTTTCGCAAACCACGCTCTAAAGTCGAACCAACGATTCTGGCTGATATTATCAAGCAACGGCGTGGAGTTACAGTAGTATCAGGTGCTCCAAATCTTCGTGATTGGCGACCTTGGCGTTTAGCCTTGAAGGATATTTGCAATATTGAATATAAGGTGAAATCGTCAGTTTTGGAAAAAGCTGTATCATCTTTCTCGAACGACATTATCCAAGGTCTGTCAGATAAAGCACGGAGTAATATGGTGATCATTTCGAATGAAGCTGCTGTGAATGGTATCAATGGGGTTCGCTTTATTGATAAGATGAATTTCAATTCATCGATGGGTGAACCATGGTGCAAATCGAAGAAGTTCTTTGTTAAACCACGTCCTACAGAAGAGCAACCACAAAATAAAGATTTTGGTCCTGAAATATGGGCTCGCGTTGATAAGATTGTGGCTGATTACAAGAACTGCATTCGTGCGAGTCCTTTGTACTCCGGTAATTTGAAGGATGAAGTGCGTGCTTTGAAGAAGTTGCAAGATGGTAAAGTGAGAGTTTTCACAGGTGGTCCAGTTGATCAATCGATTGTGACCCGGAAGTATCTTCTTTCTTTTGTGAAAGTTCTGCAAGAGAATCAAACTTTATTCGAAGCATCACCCGGTTGCGTTGCCCAATCTTTGGAATGGGAGAAATTACGAGAGTTCTTGGTACAACATGGTGAACATAAGATCGTTGCAGGTGATTATGGCAAATTCGATAAGAGGATGTCAGTTCAGATGATTTTATGATCGTTCGATGTCATCGTTAATGTTCTTCGATCATGTGGATGGATTGAATCCGATTTGAGAGTTGTGCAGGGTATTGCCATTGACACGGCATATTCCTTTTGCAACTTTAATGGAGATCTTTTACAATTTGTAGGATCTAATCCATCTGGTCACCCATTGACTGTTATTGTGAACTCACTGGTTAATGCGCTATATATGCGTTACTGTTATATTCTTTTGAATCCAGAACGAGAGTGTGTTTCGTTCAAGAAGAATGTAGCGTTATTGACCTATGGAGATGACAATGTTATGGGAGTATCGGATGATGCTCCATGGTTTCATCATACAGCCATTGTTGAAGAGCTCCGTAAAATCGGGGTTGAATATACAATGGCTGATAAAGAAAGTGAATCTGTGCCTTATATTAACATTGCTGACGTTTCTTTTTTGAAGCGGAAGTGGCGTTGGGATGAGGACGTTGGGGCATACTTGGGTCCCCTGGAAGAGGAGTCGATTGAAAAATCACTTCAATTATCCGTTAAATCGGGAACGATTTCACCAGAAGCTCAGATGGTTG